AAAGCATAGACGACTGTCTGTATTTTGCAGAACGTCTAACCAATCAACCAACAATACCACACGAGGATGGTAACAAAAAAATAACAGCATATTGTAAACCAATAAATAGGTAAGGGGAATACCATGTTAGCAGAATTAGCTGCGGCCAACGCTGCTTTCGGAATAATAAAAAATTTCGTGTCAAACGGAAAAGAACTAAGTGGATGTGTAAAACAAATATCAGATTTTGTATTTTCAAAAGAAGAGTTAGAAAAAAAAGCAAATAAGAAAAAATCAAAAGGTGGTGGCACAGATCTAGAAGAGTTCATGGCTCTTGAACAAATAAGAGAAAAAGAAGAAGAACTCAAGAAGATGATGATCTACTTAGGCAGACCCGGACTTTGGCAAGATTGGCAAAGATTCCAAGCAGAAGCTAGAAAGTCAAGACGCTATCAAGCAAAGATGGCACAAAAGCGTAAAGAAGAACTTATGGAGTATCTAGGATACGGTATTGCTTTTATAATTATAGTGTTCTTTGCAGGTTTACTGGCATGGTTTGCAGGTAAGTGGTTGGGTAGATTTTAATAGGTAAATATTGACAAATCAATAGTCTATCTGTATAATCCTAAAAAGGAGTACCCCTATGAAAAAACTAGCCGCACAAGCACTAGCTTTTCAATATCAACTACAAATTGAAAATGCACAAGCTGTATTAAACAACAACAACGCAGCTTTAAATTTAGTCGATCAAGCACTACACGAAGTCATAACTGCAAACGAAAAATTAAAAGTTTTAAATACTATGATGCAGAACGTAGTGAAAGAAGTAGAAAGTGAAAAAGAAGAAAAGAGATCCTAAAGTTGGCACAGGCAAAAAGCCAAAAGGTAGCGACAGACGCTTATACACAGATGAGAACCCTAAAGACACAGTTAGCATCAAATTCGCTACACCTGCTGATGCCAGAGCAACGGTTGCGAAAGTTAAAAGAATCAATAAACCGTATGCGAGAAAGATACAAATCCTTACAGTCATGGAGCAACGTGCAAAAGTGATGGGTAAGACGCAGGTTGTAGCAATAGCAAAACGAGCAAAAGAACAATTAAAGAAAGCACGTAAGAGTGGGTAAGTATCAAGTAATCAAACTAAAAAAAAAATTTACGATTACTGATACCGACTGATACCAAACCTTACAAACTACTGACTCCACAGCAAGTAGCAGACATCAACAAAAAACTAAATAGTCCAATCCGTAAAGCCAAAAGAAGAAAAGATTATTTAGAAACTAAAAAAGTCCAAGAGAAGCTAAAACATGGCGAGCAGTTATCTAGTATTAATCAACAACGTACTAAGAGATCTAAACGAGGTAGAGCTAACAAGTAGCACGTTTAGTTCATCACGTGGTATACAAACTGCAGTAAAAGACTATGTTAATCGTGCAATAGATGACATAATAAATGCAGATACCGAATGGCCCTTCACAGTTGTTAATAAAAGTTTTACAACCACTGCAGGCACACGTCTTTATACTAGATCTGCACTAAGCACAACAAACACAAAGACAGTAGACTTTGATAGTTTTACATTTCTTGAAGCTGCAGACAAGAAAGAAATTACACTTGAGTTCTTAACTTACAGTGAATATCTTGACAACTATCACGAAAGAGATACAGATCCAACAGGTAATTCACGAGCCATACCAGTGTATGTTTACGAAGATCCACAGAATAATATTGGTCTGTCTCCTGTGCCTGATAAAAGCACATACACAGTAAAATATTATTATTATGCCACACACACAGCGTTAAGTGCATCAACAGATACCTCAGATATACCTGATAGATTTGAAAACGTGATAATAGAACGAGCAAAGTATTATGCGTTTACTTTACGTGGTGAAGTGCAAAATGCACAACTTGCACAACTGCAGTTTGAAAAATCAATCAAACGTATGCGTGTAGAATTAATTAACAAACAATTATATATGAGAGCCGTCTAATGCCAGAGCTAAGTCAGACAGGTGCGTTTCCATTTGTATGTGAAGGTGGGTTAGTCCTTAACCAATCTACATTCATAATGAAACCCGGTCAAGCACTTGAGCTTCTTAACTTTGAGCCTGATATTGAGGGCGGCTATAGAAGAATAACTGGCTTCAGCAAATACGTAACAGCAGTTGTGCCACAGACAAGTTCATCAAGTGAAGAGGTCTTAATGGTTGCAACGTTCGGATCAAGCGTTGTTGCAGCGAGAGGTGAAAAGATATTTACTGCTACCCCCGGTGGTTCAAGTTGGACAGAGCGTGATACTGGTAGAAGTAGTGCAGGCAAGTACACATTCCAAAGATTTAACTTTGATGGTAACGATAAGTTGATTGTTGCAGATGGTGCAAATGCACCGACAGTGTTTAATTCATCATTTAGTGCGACAGATGTAAGTGAGAGTTCTGTGTCTGGTGCAAAGTTTGTAACTGCATTTAAAGATCACATGTTTTATGCAGGTAAGTCAAGCACACCACAAGAGGTTGTATTTAGTCAACCGTTTGATGAGGATGCGTTTAGTAGTGGGTCTGGTGCAGGTAGCATCAAAGTTGATGACACTGTGACAGGACTTAAAGTATTCCGTGATAATTTATTTATCTTTTGTGAAAACAGAATATTTCAACTTACTGGATCGTCACTATCTGACTTTGCAGTCAAACCTGTAACAAGAAGCATAGGCTGTATAAACGGACAGACCATACAGGAATTTGCAGGTGACTTAATATTCTTAGGTCCTGATGGATTACGTACCATTGCAGGTACTGCAAGAATTGGTGACGTTGAGTTGGGTACAATAAGTTCTAACGTGCAAAGTTTGTTTGATGCTAACTTATCTGACTCTGATAGTTTTACGTCAATCGTAATACCTAACAAAACACAATACAGAATATTTTTTACAAAAAGTAGTCAACTCGAAGCTTTAACAAAAGGTGTAATTTGCGTGCTTAGAGGTCAACAGTTTGAGTTTGCAGAAATGAAAGGTATAAGACCGACAGCCACAGATACATTTGTATCTTCAGGAGATGTGATAGCTATACACGGATCAGGAGATGGATTTGTGTACAGACAAGAGTCAGGCAATGATTTTGATGGCACTGCTATTTTAGGAAGATATCGTAGTCCAGATCTTACAATGAATGATCCGGGGATACGAAAAAATATGCAAAGAGTTATAGTAAACTATGCACCTGAATCATCTATAGATGCAGACTTGTTTGTTAGGTACGATTACGAAAGTAAAGATTCAGCACGACCTGCAGCCTACGCTTTAGATTCAGGAGATATTGCTGCGATATATGGAACAAGCACATACGGTGTAAGCACTTCAGCGTCAGGAACGTACGGTGGTGCAACACAACCTCTCGTAAGACAACCAGTAGAAGGATCTGGATTTGCAGTAGCTTTACGAGTGAATGATGGGGGAACAACTGCACCTTATTCGTTAAAAGGATTTCAGTTAGAGTATCAATTAGGAGCGAGAAGATAAATGGGGAATAATTATACAAGACAATCTTCTTATACAGATGGAGATGTAATAACTGCAGCCCATACCAATGATGAGTTTAATCAGTTATTAGCAGCTTTTAACACGTCAGGTCACACTCACGATGGAACTACAGGTGAGGGAGGTGCTATAACTAAGCTGTTAGGCAACACGCTTACGTTCGGTGCAGGAACTGCAGGAACAGACATAACTGTTACATTCAATGGTGAAAGTAACGATGGTGTCCTTAAATGGATGGAAGATGAGGATTATTTTGAGTTTAGTGACGACATACTTGTTGCTTCTGAAGAGAAGCTACAATTCAGAGATACAGCTTTATACATCAATTCGAGTGCCGATGGACAACTCGACCTTGTAGCAGATACAGAGATACAGCTTGCGGCCACGACCATTGATATAAATGGTAATGCAGATGTATCAGGAACACTTACATATGGTAGCTTATCAGATGGTAGCATAACCATTACAGCATTTGTTGATGAAGATAACATGGCATCTAACAGTGCCACTCTTGTACCTACACAACAATCTGTAAAAGCTTATGTTGATACTCAATTAACTGCTGAAGATTTAGATTTTCAAGCTGACAGTGGTGGTGCGTTAAGTATAGACTTAGACAGTGAAACTTTGACATTTACAGGTGGCACAGGTATAGATACAAGTGGTAGTGGTAACGCTGTTACTTTTGCAATAGATTCTACTGTAACCACATTGACAGGTTCGCAAACACTTACAAATAAAACTCTCACTAGTGCTGTACTAAATGGAACAATATCAGGCACATCAATTAAAGATGAAGATGATATGAGTTCTAATTCAGCAAGTCATTTAGCCACTCAACAATCAATCAAAGCCTACGTTGATACACAGATAACTGCTGAAGATTTAGATGTTACGTCAGATAGTGGTACAATAGCTATTGACCTAGATAGTGAGACTTTGACTATAGCAGGTGGTGAAGGCATTGACACTTCAGCTACAAGTAACACTGTTACAATAGCAGGAGAAGATGCGTCTACATCTAACAAAGGTATAGCTTCATTTAGTTCTGACAACTTTGCAGTATCTAGTGGAGCAGTGACAATTAAAGACGGTGGTGTTGTAACTGCTGAATTAGCAGCGGATGCCGTCACTGGTGCTAAGATAGCAGATGACGCTATAGATTCTGAACACTACACAGATGGCTCAATAGACACTGCACATATAGGTGATTTACAGGTCACAACTGCTAAGATAGCAGCAGACGCTATTACTGGTGCTAAGATAGCAGACGATGCTATAAATTCTGAACACTACACAGATGGCTCAATAGATACTGCACACATAGCTGACTCACAAGTTACGACTGCCAAGATAGCTGCAGATGCAATCACTGAAGCTAAGATTGCAGATAACGCAGTTGAAAGCGAACACATAAACGACAATGTAATATCAGGACAAACTGAATTAGCTTCAGGTCTTGCAACAACAGATGAATTACTAGTGAGCGATGCAGGAACAATAAAAAGAATGGATGTTAGTGTTCTAACAGCATTGACAGACGATAATGCAACTGCACTTGCGATTGCACTCGGTTAACATAAGGAAATAAACAAATGGCAAATACATTTAAGTTATCAAGTAAAGCAGGAGTAACATCTGCAGATGTCATATACACTGCAGGGTCAGGAAAAACAGCAATAATTCTTGGTTTAATATTAGGTAACACAACAACTAGTCAAGTCACAGCTACAGTTACATTAACATCTAATACCAGTGGTAGAACAAATGCTAATGATGAAGGAAACGAAACAGTTGAGCTTATTACTAATGCACCCATACCTGCAGCATCGTCTTTAGAATTGTTATCAGGTAATAAAGTTGTTTTAGAACCTACAGATGTCATAACAGTATCTGCAACAGGTGCTACGGATGTTGCCTTATCTTATATGGAGATTAGTTAATGCCATACATAGGAAACACAGCAGCTAATAGATTCGTAGCACCTCAAGCAGCGACTAGACTTTCTGGTAATGGTTCTACAGTTGAATTTACGTTAGAACATGCAGTGGGGTCTGATGAGGATATACTTGTATCTGTGGATGGTGTTATACAAGAACCGTCTATAGCGTACGCAGTAAGCAATGGAACTACACTAACATTTACTGCAGCACCCTCAAGTGGTACTAATAACATCTTTGTGTGCTACTTGTTTAGAACAGTGGGTACAGTAAGCCATCCAAGTAATAATGCGTTGACTGCGACAAATGGTACATTGACAGGAACTCTTGATGTTACAGGTAATAGTACAGTAGGTGGAACATTAGGTGTTACAGGTGCAGTCACTGCTAATGCAGGTGTTAGTATAGACAATATTACTATTGATGGAACAGAAATAGATTTATCAAGTGGTGATCTTACACTTGATGTAGCAGGAGATATTATTCTTGATGTAGACACACGTAATATAAAATTACAAGATGGTGGTACAGATTGGGGTTTACTGCAAAGGGATACATCAACTACTACCTCATCTTTTGTAGTTAAAGCTATGAAAAATGATAGTGATTTAAAATTAAGAGGAGTTGATAATAACTCTGAAATAACTGCTCTTACACTTGATATGTCAGAATCTGGTCGTGCAGCTTTTAATACTCATATAGATATGAGTGGTATATTAATATATAGTAGTCTTGGAGATGGTGGTAAAGCAATACAAACAACTCCAAGTGGTAATCATAGTTATAATGCAGGTTTTTTTAGAAACTCAAGTGGTAGTCAAGTTGGTGGTATAAATGTAGGCTCATCTAGTACAGCTTTTGAAACAAGTTCTGACTACAGATTAAAAGAAAATATAAATTACAGCTTTGATGCAACAAGTAGGTTAAAACAATTAAAACCTGCAAGATTTAATTTTATTGCAGATGCAGATACTACAGTAGATGGATTTCTTGCACATGAAGTTTCAGGTATAGTTCCTGAAGCTATTTCTGGAGAAAAAGATGCAACACAAGAAATCCAAAATGTTGTTTTAAATGCAGATGGTTCTTTTTTAGCAGATAACATAAGTGAAAAGAAATGGACACAAGGTAAAGCAACTGTTGATGAAGATGGTAAAAAGATAGACCCAATCTATGCAGAGGACACAACATGGGTTGCAAGTAAAACTGTTCCTAATTATCAACGAATAGACCAAAGTAAACTCGTACCTTTACTAGTAAAAACCATACAAGAATTAGAAGCTAGAATTACAGCATTGGAGAGTAAATAATGTCTTTAACTAAAATAATAGGCAGTGGTATTAGTGGTGTAACAGTTGGTAATTTTATTACTATGGCAGACCAATGGAGATTAACAGGCTCTACAAATGAAGGCTCAAATGCAGACGTTACTGGCACATGGGAAAGAGTTGACACCTCTGGTTGGGGTGGTATTGGAACTGGGTTGACTGACAGTTCTGGTGTTTTTAGTTTTGCAAGTACTGGAATACATTTAATTATATTTACAGCAGAAATGTTTACAACTTCTGGTGATGGTTCAGGTTCGCTTACTTTAGATATTACTTTAGATAATTCTAATTTCAATACTGCATCTCAAGTAAGTAATGGAAATAGTGGTGGAGGTTCAACTACAAACCAAAGTGGTACAAATTTCTTTTTATTTGATGTAACTGATGTATCAACTCATAAGTTTAAATTTGTAACAGCAAGTATGGCTACTAATACAAAATTAAATGGTAACTCTACTTCATCAAGAACTGGTTTTGTAGTAATAAGACTTGGAGATACATAATGGCATATATTGGGGTTAGTCCATCTAACGGAGTACGTAGGGTTCACACCTACACTGCCACAGCATCGCAGACCACATTCAGTGGTGCAGGTGCAGAGGGTACATCTTTAAGTTACAAAGACAGTAACTATGTAGATGTGTACCAAAATGGTGTAAAGTTAGGTGACGCAGACTATACATCAACAAGTGGTACATCAATCGTACTAGCACAAGCAGCATCCGTAAATGACCTCGTGGTGGTCGTGGTATTTGATGTGTTCTCGGTAGCAGACACTGTAAGTAAAGCAGATGGTGGTACGTTTGATAATGCAGTAACAATAACCACTGATGATAACAATGCACAACTAACTCTTGTTTCCACTGATGCCGATGCAAGTTCAGGCCCACAACTTGATTTGTATAGAAACTCAGCAAGTCCTGCTGACTCTGATGTTTTTGGTAGAGTTAGGTTTTTAGGTGAAAATGATGCTGATGAACAGATTGCTTATGCAACAATATTTTCTAAAGCAGTAGATGTCTCCGATGGCACAGAGAGTGCTAACCTCAGAATTGATTCCATAGTTGGAGGTACAAATAGTCAAAGACTAGAATTTAACGCAACTGAAGCAGTTTTTAATGAAGGTGGTGCAAACATAGATTTTCGTGTTGAATCAGATACCAATACTAATATGTTTTTTGTTGATGCAGGTAATAACAGGGTGCATATAGGTTCTAGTACAGGTGCAGCCACTGGTAATGGTCTTGAAATAACCAACACTGATGGGGATGCAGGGTTAGTTTTGTATAGAAATTTCTCAGGTTCAAATGTTAGCTCTGAAACATCATCTAATAAAATTAGTTTTGTTTTAGAAGATTCAGCACAAAAAGAAACTATAGCACAAATTGCACCAATGGCAAACGCAGGAAACAGCGATAGACTTACTGGCATTATTAGACTTATGACAAGTGATGGTGATGGAAATTTAGATGAACAAATGAGAACTAGAGACCCTGCTTATGGTGGCACTATGATTGGCAAAACTAGTACAAGTGCATCTGTAGCAGGATTTCAAATTAGAACTGGTATAAGTGGTGGAAACAATATATGTCAAAATGATGCAGTAGTAATAAAAGTTAACAGGCAATCTGATGATGGTGAACTAATTGCTTTTTTACAAGCAAATAATCAAGAGGGTTCTATATCAGTAAGTGGAGGTACAGTTTCATACAATGCTTTTAGTGCTTCACACTGGAGTAGATTATCTGATAACTCAAAACCAACAATTCTTGTAGGAACAGTAATTGAAACTATTGATGAAATGTGTGACTGGTATCAAGCAGAATTTACTATAAAAGCAACAGTTGAGACACCAGAAGTAGTAGAAAAAGTATCTATAGCATTACCAAAAGGTAAGTCTGTAGGTGATAAGATTTCAATCACACACGAAGGTATCACCTATGATGATGCAACAATATTAAAAGAAAAAGATAACAAACACCCCAAATGTAAAATATCAGATACAGCAGATAGCAAAAGAGTTTATGGAGTATATACAGCTTGGGATAATGATGACGATGCAGTTAATGATATGTATGTGACTGCTGTTGGTACTCATGTAGTAAGAATTAATAAAGACGTAGCAGTACAAGCAGGTGACTTACTTTCATCTAATGGTGATGGCACAGCTAAAGTACAAGATGATGACATTATCAGAAGCAAGACTATAGGCAAGGTATTAACGAACATAAAACAAGAAACATATAGTGATGGAAGTTATACAGTTCCTTGTGCATTGTATTGTGGGTAGGAGTAACGAATGACTAAAGCAGCAGAATTAGCAAAAATGAAATTTGGTGGTCGGAAAAATCTTGTCATTAATGGTGCAATGAATGTGTCAGTGAGAAGCACAAGTGTTACTGGATTAGGTGATGGAGATGAAGGTTATGTAACTGTAGACAGAATGAGACATACCGCTGCAGCGAGTGCAGGTAGATTTACTTCTGCTCAAACAGCTATTTCTGATTTGCCGGGATTCTTAAATTGTTTACACCTTGATTGCACTACTGCTGATACAGATATTGGATCAAGTGAATTACTTAAATTAGAATATAGATTTGAGGGTCAAGATGTTCAACGACTTAAAAAAGGCACTTCTGAAGCAGAAAAAGTTACAGTTTCATTTTTTATGAAAACAAATAAAGCATTTACTTTTATGTGTGAATTAGATGACAGAGATAATAATAGAGTAAACGTTCAACAATTTACCACAAGCACAAGTTTTACTCGTCATGTTATAACATTTGATGGTGATACCACTGGTGCTTTAGATGATGATAATAATGCTTCTTTATCTGTAGGCATATATCTCCATGCAGGTTCTGACTTTACTGGTGGCACTTACTCTGCAAATACATGGCAATCAAGAGCATCAAGTGACAACATGAGAGCAGTTGGCATTGACTCGTTTTATGACAATACAGCTAACGATGTCAAAATAACTGGATTACAAGTTGAAATAGGTCCTGAAGTCTCAGCATTTGAGCATAGATCATTTGGGGAAGAGAAACAGCTTTGCTATCGCTATTGTTATGTCGCAGATGGTAATGACAGAAATGCATTATGTGAAGCTTACTTTCACTCAACAACAGCAGTTAGAGGTGGTATTGTAAACTTTCCAGTTACAATGAGAACTAGTCCAACAATCACAGCTAGTGGAACAGCATCAAATTTTAATATTGGTAGACCGGGTAGTTCAAATACTGGTGGTGATTCTTTACCAACAACCACTCAAATAAATAAAGAGTCTTATGAATTTTTAATTACTGCCGCAGCTTCTCACACAACTGGGCAAGGCACAAGAATTTTACTTTTAAGTGATGCTAAACTTACAATGGATTCGGAGTTGTAAAAATGAATATTACTTCTGCACAATATATTAATAAATTTCAATTAAATGAAAAAGATTTTATTGAAGCAATTATAAATGGACAAAAAATGTCTGTGCCATTAGACCCTGATAACAGACATTACATAGCAATCCAAGAATGGGTAGCTGATGGCAACAAGATAAAGGATGCCGACTAGACATGGAAAGCATTGACCCAATGTTATTTTGGAACATAATCCTGACTATGGTCGTTGTACCATTTGGTTGGGCATTTAACAAGATGTTCCAAGAAGTAAAACGAATACAGATACTTTTGAACAAAACACGAGAAGAGTATGCACGTAAAGATGACGTAAAAGATGATGTGCATGAGTTGATGGATGCACTAAGAAGATTAGAAGATAAGTTAGACAAAGTATTGATGGGAAGTAGATAATGGCAAGTGTAGTTACAGATCAACAACTCAAAGACGAAAAAAAAGTACAAGACGAAGCTCAAAAGAACGTGCCTAAAGTTACAGCTTTTAAACAAAAGGTTGACGATACAACTTTGCAAGACACTAAAGGTACATTAGTTGGTACTGATCCACTTGCATCAGCAACTAAAGCTCCAACAGATAATATAGAAGCCACTGTTCCAACTAAACCTACAGGTAGTGGACAAGTTAAAGAAATTGAAAGAGTATCCGAAAATATAGGAGAAGCCGAACTAGCACAAATTAAACCTGCAGGTGACTATGTAGACATGGAAGGCGTTGAGGGAACTGTTAGTGAAGGTGCTATGGCTGTTGCTCAAACAGAAGAGTTAGATAAAAAAGCAACAGTGCAATATCAGCTTGGTGAGTTGATGTCTAGTTTAGAAGAGGGTAAGCCTTTACCTCCGTGGGCATCTCCTGCCGTACGTAAAGTATCTGCAGTTATGCAGGCAAGGGGTATGGGTGCATCTAGTATGGCCGCAGCAGCGATGACTCAAGCTGTGATGGAATCAGGTATAAATATAGCCGTACAAGATGCAAACAAATATGCAACAATCCAGTTGCAAAACTTGAACAACAAACAAAAAACAGCATTACAAAATGCCTTAACTGTTGCAGGGATGGATAGAGCTAATCTATCTGCAAGATTACAAGGTGCAGTGACTAATGCACAATCATTACTAACAGTAGATGTTAAAAATTTAGATGCTGCACAAAAAACAAATACGATAAACTTTAATGCCTTGACACAGGGTTTGTTTAAAGATGCTGCAGAAGAAAATGCACGTCAGCAATTCAATGCAAAAAATCAAATGCAAGTTGATCAATTTTTTGCAGAGCTTGAAGCACAAGTCGAGACTGCAAATAAAAACCGTGTGTCAGCTATGGCACAATTTAATGCAGGTGAAGCTAACTCAGTATCACAATTCAACGCATCTTTAAGAGATTCACGAGATAAATTTAACGCTAACATGCAGTTTGCCATTGATCAATCTAACGTTAACTGGAGACGACAAGTAAATACGGCAAACACAGCAGTACAAAATGAAACAAATAGAATCAACACGCAAAACTTATTTAATGCAAGTCAAAACGCTCTCAACAATCTGTGGCAAAAATATAGAGATAACGCATCTTGGAACTTTCAAAAGTCTGAATCATTCTTGCAAAGACAACATGAAGTCGGTATAATGGGAATGGAATTTGCTAACTCTAAAAATATATATAGCCAAAAACAAAAAGATAATTTAGCTTCAGGTGTAGGTAATTGGATTGCACAGTGGATGGCAGGTAGTAAATCAAAATAAAGGATAAAAAATGATACCAACAGATGTATTTAGTTTAGCAACGGCAGCTCTAGCGTTTGCAGGTAGTTTTGGAAGCAAAGGCGACCCAAAAGGAGGGAGTGGAGGTATGGACATTCCTTCAAAATCAGAGTCTTTCTTAGATTTTGATTTTATAAAAAGTGGTGCGAAGGCGTTAGTAAAATCACAGGCTAATAAAAAAAAGAAACCGTTTGTAACTCCAGAATTTCCAAAAACAAGACCAGTTTCACAACTTACTAATCCAAAACCATTTAGACCAGTAGGTGATATGAGATTTATAACAGGTGCAGAAAATGCAGATATACAAAACGCCATGAGAATTTTAGCTAATTCTAGCAACAGAGACATAGTAAGATTGATGCCAATAGACACTGTTATGCCTGTAAAAAAACAAACTAGAAATATAGCTTTGGGGTCTACTAATTTAGGAAATATAGTATAATGCAAGAATATATGCCACCAGAGGGTACGATAGAAGCAAAGGACAATTTTGCTCCTTCACCACCCGGACACTCACTGACAGAGGATAACAGTAAATGGGCATGGGGTAAACCTGCCAAAATTGTAGATCCTGAACAAGCTCTTGAACAAGCCATAAACTCGTTGAAAGAAGATAGAATACAACTTGAGTTGGTTAAATTGCTACTAGGTGGTGCTTCAATAGAAATGATTGTTGAAGGGTATCTGTTTCAAGGATTTCAAGATGGTCGATTTTCTCCTGATGTTGCAGTGCTTATTAAAGCACCTTTAGCATTTTATATAGCAGGCATAGCTGAAGAAGCTAACATTCCGTATAGATTTTTTGAAAACAAAGATGCACTTGATGAAGGCAGTATGGATGATGACACATTACTTGAAATGATGGAACAGAACAATCCAAGCATGTTTAATTTTATACGTGAAAAAATAAACGAAGGCATACGTATGGGGGGTAAACCACCAAAAGGTGCAGAGGGTTTTTTAAACGCACAAAGAGGTAAAAAATGAGTTTTTTAGTATCATTAGCAACTGGCTTCTTTAATGAAGATACTGAAATAATGAGAAATCAGGCTGAGTTTGATAGAGAGCAAGCTGAAAAAGCTAATCTTAAAAAAATTGAATTAGCAAAAGAAAACAGAGCTTTTAGTAGAGAGCTTATAAAAAAGAATTTAGATGCTAGTTTTAAAATTCAACAACAATATTTAAAAGACGTTGCAGCAGGGAATATAAAACCAGTAAGGTTAAAAACAGAATCAGGCATGTTAACTGCTATGGATATGTTTGGAATAAATCAATCATATATATCTCAGGGTAAAGCTCCAATATACAATGTTCCGTCTTTGTATGAAAGAATAGAAAAGATTGAGAAATTTGGAACTATGATAGGTAAGGGTGCTAACGCATTTAACTATGAAAGTGAATTTCAAACTAAACCAAATTACATGAACGCTCAAAGTCTTTTAGCACAGATGAGTGGTAGCACTGGGAATAATGCAGGTGAATTACAAAGACTTAAATCAGCACCATTAGCAGTAAAAGAAAATTTAAAAAGTCAACTTCAAAGTGCAGAACAAGTTTACAAAGACGGTTTTCATACAAATACTATAGGTGACTTTGATTCTGAAAAAACATTACAAGTTTATCCACCTGCAGAATTATACAAAGAAGGTGCAGTTTTTGGAGGTATTAATAAAATAAAAAATGCTTTAGGTATGTCATTAGGTTTAGAAAGCGATATTATTGACTCTGTCGATGCTGTTAAAAATAAAAAAGTACAATCTTCAGAAAGTGGAGGAGTTCAAAAGAAATACCAAACTTACTTTGTTGCGAACAATAAATCTTATGGTGGATATAATTATCCTCAAGGACAAGAAAAAGGTATGGAAATAGTTTCAATAATAGCACCAAAAAAGAATTTCTTATACGCAGGAACAGCATTTTTAAAAGAAAAAGATATACAAGATTTAGACATACCTATTGAAGAAAAAATAAAACTTTTTAATCATGGAATATCTATAGCAAGTATGGATGGTGCAACAGCTTTAGATCCAGAAAGAAAATTAAAAGCACTTCCTGATGCTACTATAGTAAAATTTAATAACGCAATATATGATGGAAAAATTATACAACAGGGTGACATAAGACTAGCAGGAGCGTCTCTTATGGGGTTAATGGAAGTGCCTGACGATGATAAAGAATCCTCTGTCAATAGTATATATATTAATGAAAGTGGTTCACAATATATGTCAAAGAAAAGATTTGGATCTGTGCCAAAAGGTGACAAAGCAAAACAAGATTTAGGAACAAGATATGAAGCTTTAAATCAGTCTGTCAGAGATTTAAGAGATTTACAAAAACAAGTTGCTAGAAAAAGTTCGACTGATGCTTTCTCCTCTCTTAAAAATATAATAATTGGTGTATTTGATATCGATAAAGGTTTTGTTGGTAACGTTATAGATGAATTTAAAAGCACATCAGATTTACAAATAGGTGGTAAATACAAAGATGGAGAAGACGCTATTACTCAAGACTATCTTGACAATCTACAAGCAGGTCTAGACTCGAAAAGAGGAGCTGCTGCCGAAGTAGAAGCTTTACGTATTTCATTAGCTTTTAAAATGGCACGAGCTGCAGATCCATCAGGTCGTTTATCTAACCAAGACATTGATTTGCAATTAAGAAGATTAGGTGGTGGACTTTTTGTTGATGAAGCTTACGCTGTAAAACAAATAGATAAAGTATTAGAAGATTTTGAAAGAGAGTTACAATCTATAGAAGTTTTTTATAAGTATGGTCAAAAAAATACTAGACTAACAAAAAATGAAGCACGATATATAGATGGTGTCGTTGCTGCAAACTACATCAATAAAAGGATGCAAGAGATTAACAATCCTGCTACTAATGATTCTTCTTCAGGTGTAAAATTAGGTATACAAGATTTAACTGAAGATGGTGGTTATAAAAAAGCTGAAAACTTTATAGGTGTTTTTACAAAGGGCGTAGATTATTATCAACAAACAGGTGTAAAAGAAGATGGAACACCTATTGGCAAACTTATACCTGAAGATAAAGAAAATGAAATTTTACAAAAATTAAAAATTCAACCTAAGAGTGGTGGTTAATGTCAGAACTTCAAATACAAGAAAATCCTGATCAAACTACACCTGACGCAGTTAAAGCAGGTGCTATAGAAAAGTTTGAAGAAGATCAAAAAGAATCTATTAAAAAAGCTGAAGAAACAAGAAAAGATTTAAATCCTGAAGAAAAAAAGGATGAAGAGACTACTTTACAAAAAATTGGTAAAAGAGCAAAGTTTGTAGAGGGCGTTCAAAAGTATGGACCTATTGCTGCACCTTTGATTGGTGCTGACGTTGTTGCTCAAACTACAGAAGGTATTGTTGGCAGTGAGCTTGATCCAACTGCTAAAGAGAGAGTAACACAGCAAAGATCAATAGGTAATCTTAGTTTTGAAGATTTTAAGAATGGTGTTAAAGACGGATCTATACAAGAATATCAAGGTAAAAACTTTTTGCCTTCAATGGCAGACACAGATATTGATCTCTTAAAGTGGTGGACTAGAAACATAGGTCAAAAACAAACTGTTACTGAAGATGGTAAACGAGGTATTGCACAAACTTATTTAGAATCTGCAAATATAAATGCAAAAGGTGAGTATGTACCAGATAAAAATTTATTAGAAACTCACGATCCCTTTTTATTCAAGATAGGCAATAATAGTAAAGAAAGACAACTTCTTTTTCAAACTAATCTTTTAAAACTTGTAAAAGGTAAAATAGGCGGCCCAACAAAAATAGATCCAGTAGGTCAAAATAGAATACAACAAATACTTGTTAACACTGTATCTAACACAGAATTTTTCCCTGTTCTACAAGAGCGTTTAAAGGAAGTTAACAGAGGTTCATTTTTAGAGATACCTGCTCTTGCAACAGAATTTGGTGCAGGATACTTTGATGAGTTAGCTGAAAGAATACGTGAAATACAATCTGCATCAGGTGCAGGTTTTGTTGATGCTTGGAACATGACTAAGCCTTTTAGAGACATGAAAGCTAATCAACTACGAAAGAGTTTTGCAGGCTTTGGCTTAACACAACTTTCTGATGTCATAAATAAATCTATAATTGAACAATTAGAAATACAACGAGATAATGGTGAGATAACTCCTCAGAGATTTGATCAACTTACAAAAGTGAAACTTGCTGATGGCACAGAAGTTCCTGTTCAGTTTTTAACAGAATCAGACGCACAAGGGGTATTAGAATTATCCTTTGAGTCTTTATCATCTCCTGAACAGTTCTTGGCTGTGTTAGGTGAAAATGCTATATCTATGCTAAGTATCGGTGGTGTAAGTCAAGCTCTAGTAAAAAAGTTTGGCTACAAACAAATCGAAGAAGTAAAAAAAGCAATGAAAAAAGATCCACAACTTGCAAGGTTGGGAATCGCAGGTGCTGCTTACAGATTGCAGGGTGGAAAATTAGCAGGTCAATTAAATTTAGGTTTAATTAAACGAGGATTAGAAAGTAAAAAACAAGAAGCATATCAAATACGATTATCTAATACAATAGAAGAAAAACGAAATAAGTTAGATGAGTTAGAGTTAGCAGGTAAATCAGGCACAGCAGAATATAAGATCCTTAAAAACGAGACAACAGAATTAATAACAAAAAGATATGTCGATAAAATAAAGTTAAGCACTTTACCTATAATAAGAACAACCTTCAAAGAATCATTTCCATTAAGTATAGGACAGTTATATTTTGGTGAAGCTTATCAGTTTTTTAATCCTGATATGAGTCAATTTGAAGGAGAGATGTGGGGTACTTTAACATACATTGCAGGTGGTGGATTTGCAATGAAAACGATTGCAGGTAAGATAGGAAGAGGTGTAGGTAATATACTTTACAACCCATCTGCATCACGAAGTAGAATAGTATCAGGTTTAACTAAGTTTTTAGAGAAAAATGAAACCACATCTAAACTTGTAGAGTTCATAAGAAACAATCAATTTATCCAAACAGGAAAAGGATTAATAATCCCCAACGCAGATTTACTCAAAAGATATAATCAAAAATTAATTGATGAACGAGGTTTTGGTTTAGATAAAGACGAATTTAAAGCTTCTAGATATGTGCTTGAATTAGCAAGTGTTATGGATGAAAAAAACTTAGATAGAACCCTTGATACTATAACAAGATATACAACTATGGAAACTAAGTTTATCAATTCGTTTCCTGAAGATATGAAAGACCAAGCTGCACAATTATACAGAAGCAATTTTGCTCAAGCATCAGGTATAGGTGCTTTGGAAGCAGCAGGAGCGTTAGCCACAAACAAAATAAACCTTAGAGATATAAAGTCTTTTAAAAATATAGATGAGATGATTGATTTAGATAATCTCAATATGGAGCAAGTTCAAAAGAATAATTTTGCTATACAAGCTTTTAAAAAAATGTTGCAAGACAAAGGTGTTGACATAACTACAAATAAAGCAGGCGTAGAGATGTTAAATATGTTAGAAACTGCTAACATTAATTTTATAAAAAGATTAGACGAGCAAATGATAAACACTGCTAAAACTTTACGAGAGATGAAAGCAGTTTACTTCAAAGATCCAACACGAGACATACCTGAATCCTTTCATGAAAATGTATCAGCACTAGAAGAAAAGCTAGGAGAAAGAATATCTAAAATAAAAGGTATGGAATCAGAGTTTTTTGAAATTGAAGATGCAGCCACAGATGTTAACACTTTTTTCTTAGAAAGAATAAAAAGATTAAATAACATGGCTGATAACGATGAAACATATATAAATGGAGCTAGGTTACTTGTAGAAGAATTTGTATCGCACACTATGGGTGCAGGAAGAAGATATGCAGCACGAGGTTTTGCAGCCCCTGAAAAATTAGCTAAAGAATTAAATGTTAAAGTTGATCTTACCGACACCATATTTAACATGAAAAACACTCGACAAGAACTTGCAAACATACCACTAAGGATGTTGTTTTCAAAAGAGGGTATATTCTTCAATAGCACTATGGGTAGAAAAGCTTACGTTGCTTTTCAAAAGATGGCTAGAAATGGGATGAACGCTTTATCAGATGAAGTAAGAAAAGATTTAGATGATATGGCAAGAACAAAAGGTAGCGATCACTTTATAGATGAAAACGCAACTGAACTTGATATAGCATTATATTGGTCAGATTGGTTTAAGAAAAACGGTAAAGCAGATGCACCTGTAAAATTTCAACCTTTCCTTGCGACTCCAAAAGATATGATATATATGCAAACAGCTTTTGTTGAATACGCATATAAAATAGGAGATGATGCATTAGCAAAACAGTATGTTGAGTTTGGAGATAGTATAGCAAATTTATTAAGAGAAAAAAATGAAGATGTATTCAACCTGTATAAAAAAGCTAAAGAAACTTATCAAAACGAATATTTCGATAGAATAAGAAAAGGCTTTATGGGTAAATTAATATCATCAAGAGACGGCCCAAGAACAGTGGCAAGTAAATTAAAAACTGCTGACATAGCAAAATTAGCACGAGAAGAAGGGATTGAATTAACCCAAGATTCTTTAAAAGTATTGAAAGGAGACGCTTCGTTTAAGTATGCATACAAAGGAAGTGTAAACCCTTTAACTGCATTTGAACCGTTAGTCAACGAAATAATTAAACAAGCAAAAGCTAAAAATGCAGTTGCAAGTGTTAAATTAAAAGAATCATTTCGTGATTTAAATTTTAATTTTGGAGGTCGAGTTGGAGGTGTGCCTACTTTTGATTTGACAACTCCTAAAGGTAAACAAGACTTTGAATTAATGAAGGGCATGATAAGCACTATGGTTAGAGCTAACTGGGCAACTAAAGCAACCAGTGAGTTAAAGAAAGCAACGAGTCCTAGAGCCAGAATAGCTTTAAGAAAACAAGAAGGATACGATTTTACAACTTACGATAATTTAGATTCACTATCAAGTGGATTGACACTTAGAGTTCGTGAAGTAGTTACAGATAAAAATGATCCTAATTTTGGTAGAACTGTAGTACGAGAAAAACAAGCAGTAGATTTAACAGAAATATTATCTCAACAAAAAGATATTGTTGGACAAATGGAAAAGCATGAAGAGTTGAGAATTGAATATAAAAAATTAATTGATAGATTTGAAGATCAAAAAGCAGATATATTAGCTCAGTCAAAAACAGATAGTAAAATAGAACAGTTCATATTTAGAGAAGTTGAATCGCTTGGCACTACAATAGGTGGAGATCCCCAAAAGTTTTATGATACCTATGTCATGAACAACGATGTGTATGGTTTAAGAAAACTAAAAGACAAATTGTACAAAGAACTAACAGAGGGTAAAAATTTACCTCAAGAAGAATTAGATCTAACTCGTAAAAAAATAAATGAAGGTAT